CATGGGATTCGCAACTCACCTTGGCCCTTGGTTGTTGGGCACTGTCCGTAACACCACCGGCACGACTGTCGGCACGATTGAAAACTGCGGCGCAACCGTTGTTTCTCAAACCTTCAAAAAGAACTACACCGGTCAAGCTGCTTCAGCTACCACCGACACCATCTGTGTTCTGCCTGCTGGCGCACAAATCGTTGACATCCTGATTGATACCACTGTTGCGTTTACCGGCTCAACCGCCGCCAACGTCAGCATTGGTGACGGCACAACCGCCGCCTTGTACTGGGCCGCTACTGATGTGACTACTGCTGGCCGTGCGGCTATCAGCAACGCAGCCGCCAAATTGGGCGCATGGTGTGGAGTGACTTCAACTGCTTCGCCTAACGGCATTGGTATTGGCCCAACAGACGTTAAAGTGATTGCAACCATGACTCCTACCGTGGCCGCAGTGACCGCAGGTACTGTGCAGTACACCATCATGTACGTTGTTGCCGACTCTAACGGTTCGCAGTTTCCAGCATCCGCTTAATTGATCTAGGGGGCTTCGGCCCCCGTTTATAAAGGAGATTGATTATGGGTATGCAGACAGACGTTAAAGCAGGGCACCTTAATAACTCAGGCTTTGCTGTGCTAGGCCGAAACCGCCTCAAAGCTGTTTCTATGGTTGGAACAGCCACGGCTGGAACACTGGACATCTTTGACACCACCACAGCACCCGTTTCTGCGACATACGCAAGGACTGCGGCTGTTATCACGGTTACAAAGGTAGCTCACGGTTTAGTTACTGGAGATGTAGTGGGCCTTGCTTTTGCAACAGCAAGCGGGTCATCTGGCACAAACGGAAACTACACGATCACACGCACAGGCGCAGACACGTTCACCGTCACAGACATCAACTCTGGGACTATCGCGGGGGGCACGGCGGCTACATACGCATCTTTGTGGCTTGCCAGCTACGACACTGGCGCGTCTGACTTGTTTGGTAATTTTGCACTGATTCCCGGTGAAGGGATTTTGGTAAGAAACGGTATTTACTTGAACATGAGTAACTTACTTTCTGCGAACATTTACTATGGCTGAAATCAAACAAGCATCTCTGTCAGGTCGCAAGCTGTTCATAGGCATCCCTGCCTATGACGGCAAGCTCAACATCAAGACCGCATACGGTCTGGCTCAACTGATGCCAGAAGCGATGCGCCTTGGTGTGGCTGTAACCCTCTCGGATATTTCAAATTGTTCGCTCATCACGTTGGCGCGTAACGCCCTCGTGCACGAATTCTTGAAGACCGATTGCACAGAGTTGTTGTTTGTCGATGCCGATGTGATCGTGACCCCTGAAGACATCCTCCGCTTGATGGCGCAGGGTGGCACACAAGACATCTCCGCTGGCGCATATCCGCGCCGTGCAAAAGACAAAAGATTTTTCACTGACCTGTACTGGGATAAGAACGAGAACCTTGAGTTCGTTGGTTCTCTCATGCGTGTGAAACGTGTGGGTACAGGTTTTATGTTGATTCAACGCCACGTCATTGAGAAGATGATTGCGGCGCATCCCGAGTGGGAATATTCAAACACGGATGGTGCAAAGCTCCACGCTTTGTTTGATTTTGGTATCGTGAATGGACAGTATGTCGGTGAAGACTATCTGTTCTGTGACCGTGCCACGCAACTCGGATTCAAGGTCTACATTGATGTGGACATCAGCTTGCCCCATGTTGGGAGCGAAGCATTTACCAGCAACTTCCGCGAGGAGGTTGTTATGCCAATGTTGGAAAACCTCCACCAGTCGCGCTTGAAAGTTGTAAATGGCTAAGAAAAAAGGCCCGTCCCTTGCTATCGGTCGTGGTGAGAAGTTACCTGCTTCCAAGGGGGCTGGTTTGACCGCCAAAGGCCGTGCAAAGTACAACGCCGCAACAGGCAGTAATTTAAAAGCTCCCCAGCCTCAAGGCGGTAAGCGCAAGGACTCGTTCTGCGCACGCATGTCTGGTATGCCGGGGCCGATGAAAGACGAAAAAGGTAAGCCTACCCGTAAGGCGGCTTCACTTGCGAGATGGAAATGCTAGATTTAAACACCGCTTGGTCTGCCATCCTGTCCTTAGTGATTGGATTGTTAGGCTACATGATGAATGAAAAGTTCAGAGAACTGACTCGTATTACGATCTTGCTGAACAAAACCCGTGAGGAGGTTGCCCGTGATAACGTTACTCAAGCAGAAGTGGATCGGATTACGAACCACATTGACCAACGCTTTAACAAACTTGAAGCAAAGATTGACCAGCTTATTCAAGCGGGGAAATGATGCCGAGCACAAGTAAGAAGCAACACAATTTCATGGCTGCGATAGCTAATTCGCCATCGTTCGCTAAGAAAGCGGGAGTCCCACAGTCCGTGGGTAAAGACTTTAACGAGGCTGATAAAGGCCGTAAATTTTCTAAAGGTGGCGATATGAAAGAATCTAAAGCGATGATGAAAAAGGAAGTTGGCTTTATGAAAAAAGCTGGCGCTCCAAAGTCCATGATCAAGCACGAAAAAGCTGAAGCCGGTATGAAAAAAGGCGGCATGCCCATGAAAATGAAAGACGGCAAAAAAGTGCCTATTTTTATGGCTAAAGGTGGCGGCGTTGAGACCAAGGGTAAAACCAAGGGCAAAATGATCAAGATGAAATCTGGCGGCATGGCCTGCTAAGGAAATATTATGAAAAAACGTAACTTTAGAGATGGTGGCATCTACACCGCCGAAATGGGTCAACCACCAATGGAACCAGATGGTGGGTCTGTAAGCCCAAAGCCCATGATGAAAAAGCCACCTATGGCTATGAAAAAGCCTATGCCCAAAAAGCCAATGATGCCTATGGCTCCTAAGCCCCGTGGCGCACCACCTGATGCGTCCGTGATGCCTGCTCCTGCTTTTAAGCATGGTGGCTCTGTAGGCTCTGCTTCTAAGCGTGCTGATGGTTGTGCTACTAAAGGCAAAACTAAGGGCACTATGATTGCTATGAAGAGCGGCGGCTACACCTGCTAAGAAAAATATTATGGCAACCGTAAAACCCAATAGTAGTGTTACTAAGTCTTTGAAGAAGGCTGGGTTTTATGGCGCGACTGAACCCAAACGGCTGGCTATTATTAACAAAGTTACAACCAAACCCCAGCGGATAAAAATGGTTGACAAGATGTTTTTAGCCAAGAAAGTTAAAGGCGGTACAAAATGATGGCAAGCCGTGGAATGGGTGCAATGTCCCCAAATAAAATGCCTAAAGCCAAGGTAAAAAAGCGCCGTGACAACACTGACTTCACCGAGTACGCTGAAGGTGGAAAAGTAAAATCCAAAGTAAACGAGGCGGGTAATTACACCAAGCCCGGTTTACGTAAACGGATTTTTAACAGCGTCAAAGCTGCGGCAATTGTTGGCACGGGCGCTGGTCAGTGGAGTGCAAGAAAAGCACAGGTCATGGCTAAACGATATAAAGCTGCTGGCGGTGGGTACAAGGACTGATATGAAAGCGCCGCAAAAGTCTCTCAAAGACTGGGGCGACCAGAAGTGGCGCACCAAAAGCGGTAAGCCGTCTTCAAAAACAGGTGAGCGTTATTTGCCGGAAAAAGCGATAAAATCGTTAAGTCCTGCCGAGTACGCGGCTACTACAAAAGCTAAGCGGGCTGGTAAGGCAGCGGGCAAACAATTTGTTGCTCAGCCTAAAACGATTGCAAAGAAAACAGCGGGGTATCGGTAAATGAGCACTTCAGGCACCTCCATCTTCAACCTTGAATTCACTGAGATTGCAGAGGAATCGTGGGAGCGTGCTGGCCGTGAGATGCGCACGGGCTATGACCTGCGCACTGCACGTCGTTCAATGAACCTGATGACCATCGAGTGGCAGAACCGTGGCATCAACATGTGGACGATTGATCAAGGGACTATCAACCTTGTGCAAGGCGTTAACACTTACGCATTGCCAAACGACACCATTGACTTGTTGGAACATGTCATCCGCACGGGCGCGGGCAATGTGTCTACGCAGGCTGACCTCTCAATCACGCGAATCAGTGTCTCTACGTACGCAACGATCCCAAACAAGTTACAACAGGCACGCCCAATCCAAATCTGGATTCAACGCATGTCGGGCCAAGAAAGCCTGACTGCTGGCCTGTTGTCCTCCACCATTACCTCAACTGCTACTACCATCACTCTGAGTGACGTAACGGCCTTGCCAGCGGCGGGTTTCATTCGTTTGGACAGTGAAGTCATCAGCTACGGCTACATCACGACTGTTGTGGGCAGCACGCAAGGAACGCTCTCTAACTGTGGCCGTGGCCAACAAGATACCTTTCCTGCCGCGCATACTGCTGGAGCCCCAGTTTATTGGCCCCAAGTGCCCGCTGTAACCGTCTGGCCAACCCCAGATCAAGGTACCGCAGCCGCGCCCTACTATCAGCTTGCTTACTGGCGTATGCGCCGTATTCAGGATGCTGGGGCGGGTGTTGAGACCGCAGACATGAATTTCCGTTTTTTGCCCTGCGTAGCGGCTGGCTTGGCCTATCACATTGCTATGAAGGTGCCTGAACTTGCGCCACGCATCCCGATGTTAAAAGCCGCATACGACGAACAGTTTGACTTGGCAGCAGGAGAGGATAGAGAAAAGGCTGCGATTCGGTTTGTGCCGCGTCGCTCCTACATTGGGGGTGGCTAATGGGAAACCGTTTTGCCTCCGGCAAGATTGCAATTGCGATCTGCGACCGTTGTGGTTTTCAGTTCCGTTTGCGCGAGTTGCGCACGCTGATCATCAAAACGCAGCAGGTCAATATTTTAGTTTGCGCAGATTGTTGGGAACCTGATCAACCACAGTTGCAACTGGGTATGTATCCAGTGGACGATCCGCAAGCATTGCGGAACCCACGTACGGATAATACGTACTACCAGTCGGGTACAACTGCAACTGGGTCGATTGGTGAGGGTAGTCGGAATATTCAATGGGGTTGGGCTCCAGTAGGAATGTCCCGAGGTTTTGATTCTGAACTTACACCAAATAACTTGGTGGGAGTCGGACAAATTGGTACAGTAACGGTTGTGATTACATAAGGAGTCATCATGGACAAAAAGACAGTGAAGGCTATTGCCGACAAAGAAGTTTCAGCGCATGAGAAACGCATGCACAAAGGCCCAGCCAAGTTTGCCAAAGGTGGTGTGACTGGCGCGGCAATGAAGGCCAGTGGCCGTAACGTAGCTCGCGCAATGAATCAGCGCGGCGCTGGACGTGGAGGCTAACATGGCCAAATACAGTCAAAAAATGATGGGTAAAGAAGTTGGCTCTGCCAGCGTCTACGCCGAGCCACACACAATGAAGGGTAAGCCTGTCAAGATGTCAAGCAACCCCGGCAGTGGCCCAGATCACAGTAACTTAGACACTGTGAACATGTCTGTTGGAAACATCTACAAGCGCGATGATGCTGGCCCAAAAACCAGCGGCATTCTTGTGCGTGGTGGCAAAGCGCAGACCAAAGGCAAGATGGCCCGTGGCCCTATGGCCTAAGAGGTAGCTCATGAACTACACCGAGTTGTGCACCAACATTGAGGACATCTGCGAGAACGAGTTTTCTGCGCAGGCGTTAGCTATGTTCACCGAGCAGGCTGAGCAAAAGATTTACAACACGGTGCAGATTCCTGCAATTCGCAAGAACGTGACGGGGACACTGACAACTGGTATCAAGTACCTCCAGATTCCGTCTGACTTCCTTTACGTTTATTCGCTGGCTGTGATTGAATCCAATGGTGAGTACCACTACTTGGTTGACAAGGATGTGAACTTCATTCGTGAAGCCTACCCACGAGATGTAACCGCCACGCGCACGTTGCCTAAGTATTACGCCATTTTTGATGCCTCTGCGTTTATTGTTGGCCCCACACCTGATCAGGCGTACAGTGCAGAGTTGCACTACGGCTACTACCCCGAGTCCATCGTCACAGCAGGCACTACGTGGCTGGGCACTGAGTTTGATTCTGCTCTCTTGAACGGCGCACTGATTGAGGCTATCCGCTTCATGAAGGGTGAGCCTGACATGATCGCGGTCTACGAGAAGTTGTACGTTCAGGCTATCGGCCTCTTGAAGAATTTGGGTGACGGTAAGCTACGTACAGACACGTATCGAACCGTTCAAGTCCGCAATCCAGTAAGTTAAGGAGTAAAAAATGGCAATTACACAAGCAATGTGCACCTCGTTCAAAGTTGGCATTCTCGGCGCTGATTTTGATTTTGATACAGGCACAACCCAAGTTTTTAAAATCGCGTTGTTTACGTCGTCTGCTACGCTGAGCGCAGCTACAACTGCATACAGCACATCCAACGAGGTGTCTGGCACCGGTTATTCTGCGGGCGGCAACACTTTGACAGTTAGCCAAGTACCTACGTCAACGGGCACCACAGCGTTCTTGGACTTTGCGGACACCACATGGTCAACCGCTACGATTACTGCGCGTGGCGCGTTGATCTACTTGGCCAACGGCACAACCAACCCGGCAATTGCTGTGCTGGATTTTGGTAGTGACAAGACTTCAACCGCTGGCAACTTTACCATTCAGTTCCCTGCCGCAGACGCGACCAACGCGATCTTGCGTATCGCCTAACGGTGAGTAGGTGGCTGATGCAAAGGTAGCCTTTGAAGGATGGGGTGCCTCGGGCGTTGCTTGGGGCTCCCAAGGGTGGGGTGTCGGCCATTCAGATGTAACTGCTACTGGCGCTGTCGGTACGGTTGCTGTCACAGCAGACGCAAACGTCTATCCTTCAGGCTTGTCAGCCACGGGGCAAGTGGGCACCGTTGTCGTTGCTGCTGACGCAAATGTATTTGTAACTGGGGTTAGCGCCACAGGCGCGGTTGGTACGGTCACTGTTGTGGCCACCGCTGTGGTCTTCCCCACGGGCGTAGAAGCAACTGGGTTTGTCGGCACTTCTACGGTCACCGGTGACGCCAACGTATACCCTTCAGGACTATCAGCCACAGGCCAAGTCGGTACTGTGGTGGTGCAGGCAGATGCCCTTGTACAAGTCACGGGAGTCAATGGTACAACCCAGCTTGGCACCGTCACTGTTACTGGTACAGCCAATATCTTCCCCACGGGGGTATCCGCCACAGGCGCGGTAGGGACTGTTACCATTGTTGGTGAAGCGGTTGTCACCCCTACGGGTGTGTCTGCTACAGGCGAAATTGGCACCGTTACGGTTACGGGTACTGCCGAGGTCTTTCCAACGGGGGTATCGGCTACCGGCGCAGTGGGTCAAGTAACCTTTGCTCTGTCGATTGTTGTAAGCGTCACAGGCGTTTCTGGCACGATGCAGCTTGGAACTGTGGCGGTTTCAGCAGGCGCAACGGCTACTCCAACTGGGGTTTTTGCCACGGGTGAGATAGGACAAGTAAATGTTTGGGGCCAGATAGATGACGGACAGTCAGCAAACTGGCAAAATATCAATGATACTCAGGTGTCCGGTTGGACTGCCGTGAGTGATACGCAAATTGCGGGCTGGCAACAAGTTGTCACATAAAAGGGTAAGCAGATGACCACACAATACACACCAACGTTGAAATTGGCGCTTCCCGTTACTGGGGAGCTTTCTGGTACATGGGGTGATACTGTCAATGACAACATCACTTCGATGATTGAGCAGGCCATTGCTGGCCTCTCGACAATCAATACTTGGACTGCCAATGCCCACACGCTAACCACAGCCAACGGTACGACCTCTGAGTCACGTTGCGCCATGTTGGTCGCAGCTACCGGTGGTGGCGCTCCGACTGCTGCTGCCGATATTATTTGCCCAGCCGCAGCCAAGCTCTACGTGTTGCAGAACAACACGTCCTTTGCTGTTACCTTGAAGACCTCCGCTGGTACAGGTGTAGCAGTCGCTGCTGGTGATACTGCGTTTTTGTTCTGTGATGCCACAAACGTCAACTCTTGCGTCACGACCATCGTCAACGGCAACATCACTGGCAATCTGACTGTAGGCGGTAACGCCACAATCAATGGCAACACCACGCTGGGTAACGCAACAAGCGACACCATCACTGCTACAGCACGTTTCAACACCGATCTGGTGCCCTCGACTGACAACGCTCGTGATCTGGGCTCTGCTGCCAACTCGTGGAAAGACCTGTTCATTGACGGCACTGCAACCATGGCTCTGGTGGCCATCTCTGGTGGCACGATCAACGGCGTGTCGATTGGCGCAACGACTGCGGCCACACTCATCAACGTAGACAACCTGCGCCTTGATGGCAACACTCTGTCTTCGACCGACACCAACGGCAACATCGTCATTGCCCCTAACGGTACAGGCGACGTTCAACTTGACGCTGACACAGTGCGTGTGGGTGACGCTGCTGCCGCAGCCATCCTGACATCTAATGGCGCAGGCGCTCTTACGGTGACCACCGGGGGTGCTGCTGACCTCACACTGTCTACCAACTCAGGTACAACCTCTGGCACCGTGGTAATCGCCAACGGCGCAAACGGTAACATCACTCTGACCCCTGACGGTACAGGCGATGTAATCTTGTCTGCTGACCGCGTGCAGATGGGTGATTCCAATACTGACACTACGCTGACCACCAACGGTACAGGTAGCTTAAACCTGACCACCAACAACGGTACAAACTCTGGCACGATCCAACTTGCCCAAGGTGTTAACGGCAACATCACGTTGACTCCCAACGGCACCGGTTCGGTGTCTGTACCAAAACTTGTTTGGAGCAACGGCACTACAACCCGTGTCCCCTTCCTGACGACTGGTGGGCAGTTCACTGACTCCGCAAACTTGACTTTTAGCGGTACGTCCTTGTCTACCACGCAGATTGACATCACTGCTCAAGGCACACTACGTCTTCAAGATACAACGGGCGGTGAGTATGTAGCCCTTCGCGCACCCGCAACACTGGCTGCTAATTACACACTGACATTTCCCGCAGATGACGGCACAAGCGGTCAGGCTCTGATTACGGACGGCTCTGGTGTTCTGTCTTGGTCTACATCGGCTTCTGGTGACGTGTACGGCCCAGCTTCGTCTACTGACAACGCTATAGTAAGGTTTGATAGCACAACGGGTAAATTGATTCAGAACTCTGTTGGCATCTTGAGCGATGCAGGCATTCTGACTGGCTTGACTGGCATCACATCATCTGGCTCCATCACGTTCTCCAGCCTGACTTCTGGTCGCGTAACTTTTGCCACGACTGCTGGACTACTTACTGACTCTGCCAACTTGCTCTACAGCGGTACTGACCTGACTGTTTATGGCATCACCGTAGGTCGTGGTTTGGGTGCTGTAGCTACCAATACTGCGGTGGGTAATAGTGCTTTGGCGGCTAATACAACAGGTAATACTAGCGTAGCCGTGGGTTATTTTGCATTAAATGCAAACACTACTGGCGCATTAAACGTGGCTGTTGGTCGTAATTCGCTTATTGCTAACACAACGGCAGACGGAAATACTGCGCTTGGTGATTTAACACTCACATCAAATACTACTGGTGCATCTAATGTGGCGGTAGGAAGACAAGCACTCCAAGCCAACACCACAGCTTCAAACAACACAGCGGTAGGTTTTCAGGCGGCTTACGCCTCTAATGTTTCATCCGACAGTTTTGGTTTTCAAGCACACTACCAATTGACAAGTGGTACAGCCAATGCCGCATTTGGTCTTTCAGCAGGTTATAACATTACGACTGGCGCACGAAATACTTCAATTGGTAACAGTGCTGGCCCTAACTCTGGCACAGCCCTGACTGGAAGCGACAACACGGCTGTTGGTTCTCAAGCTTTAACGCTCTCAAGAGGGGCGGCGGCTTCAAATACTGCAATTGGCTCTCAGGCACTTTACACCAACACTACAGCATCTAACAATACTGCTGTAGGGTATATCGCTGGATACAGCAACACCACAGGTTCAATAACGGCTTTCGGTAAAGAAGCACTTTATTCAAATACAACTGGTGTTGCAAACTCTGCTTTTGGTGGTGGGTTTTCTGGAGTAGGTAATGGTGCTTTATATTCCAATACAACAGGAACAAGAAATGCCGCATTTGGCTCAGGTTCTTTGGCATTAAACACAACTGGTTCATACAACACAGGTTTTGGAGAAGCGTCATTAGCATCTAACACCACAGCATCTGAAAACACAGCCGTAGGTTATCAGGCTGGATACACAAATACTACTGGAACTGCTAATACATTTTTAGGTCTTAAGGCTGGGTATAGCAATTTAACTGGTTCAAATAGCACAATAGTTGGTTATCAATCTGGCTACGCAAATACCACTGGAGAAATTACAGCTATTGGTTATAGTGCGCTCACGGCAAACACAACAGGCACATTTAATACTGCTTTAGGTAGAAATTCTTTAGTAAGTAACACTACAGGTGGAAATAACACTGCCATTGGCAGACAAGCCCTTAACTCAAACACTACCGCCAGCGATAACACAGCAGTAGGCTACCAATCTGGGTTTGGCAATACCACTGGCACACAAAACACAGCAATAGGAGGTAGTGCATTATCAACCAATACTACCGCTAGTTACAATACGGCTATTGGTGGCGCTGTTTTGCTTGCTTCAAATGCAGACTACAACACTGGTGTTGGTTATCAAGCCTTACGTCTTAATACTTCTGGTGCTAATAACACGGCACATGGCGCACAA